GACCAGCTAGAAGCTCTTACGTCGATGAGTGGGATTTGCCGCTGAACGGTGACATGACCGTTCTGGATTATGCGTTGGGCACTGCTCAAAACTATAATGCTACAGCAGGGTCGCAAACCCTAACTTCGTATAACACAACAACAAAACTGCTTACTGATTTCAGCTACATTCCTTCATTTATCAACGTCACCAACCCTATGTCTGCTAATGTAACGTACACAATTCCGGCTGGCGTGGGCGGCATGTGGGTTGTCTATAACAACACTACAGACAGTTCTGGTGGTCCGTGGACAGTCACTTTTGCTCTCAGCGGGCAGCCTGACACTGTAACCATCGAGAGAGGCACACGCACCCTCATTTACAGCAATGGCACGAGCGGCGTGTATGCGGTCAATAACATCGCTGCCGATGACAGTGTTGACACGGCTGCCATTCAAAACGGCGCTGTAACTTTTCCAAAAATGGCTTCTACGGCGCTGGCTACTGGGGGGCAGTACGTCGCGGGAAACATTGCTGCTACTTTCCAAGCGCAGATCGTTGGCACAACAATGACGGTGAGCGCAGTAAGTTCTGGCGCTGTCATTCCCGGTATGACTCTTTCTGGGTCTGGTGTGACTGCTGGGACAACAGTTGTAGCTTTTGTCAGCGGTACTTCTGGCGGCGCTGGTGATTATACCGTAAGCGTTTCTCAAAGCGTTCCAGCGGGAACAGCGATAACTGGCACTGGCTCTAATAGGCTTTTGCCGGTTTATTCGGCTTGGGATTCAGCCGCTTATGTTACACTGACAGATAGCGCAACAATCACGCCTAACTTTGCTATTGGATACAACTTCCAAGTTACCATCAATGACAACCGCATTCTTGGCGCTCCTCTCAATCCAAAAATTGGTCAGAGCGGGTTGATTGCGGTAACTGTAGGCACCCCTGCCACGACTAACTTTACCGGCACTATTAACAACGTGGCGTATTTCACTGCTTCCATCAGCGGTACATCAATGACCGTTGCGTCGGTACAGTCTGGGACACTGGCCGTTGGCATGACGCTTTCTGGGGTCGGCGTTACAGGTGGAACGACAATTACGGTTGCTGCCTCTGGCGGTGGTGTTGGAACTTATACTGTCAGTACTAGCCAAACTGTTTCGGCAGGAACAGCAATTACCGGCACACCCGGAACACTGGCCGCTGGTACGACATTAACGGTTTCTGGAGCTTCGGGAGCAAATCTTATCGTTGGAAGTTTAATCACCACTGGCGCTGCTGCTGGAACGGTAATTACCGCACTTGGCACGGGAACTGGCGGCAACGGTTCTTATACTGTCAGCCCATCTCAACTGGTTTCATCAATAGCTATGGTTGGATCAACAGGCAGGACGCTGACATACAACGCTGCCTACAAGTTTCCGGGAGGGACAGCCCCTGTATTTGACACAACAACAGGCCGATTGAATATTTTGACATATTCTGTCTACCAAACATCGCCACTCAGCATCGTTCTGAGCTGTCTTGCCGGAGTCCGTTGATATGTTGCCGGGCATGATGAACCCAATTTTGCTTGGGACAAATGTTGTAATTCCGGGAACGCAAACCTTCACCGCCGGTGGGTCGTATCCTTTTGTCGTGCCCAATTACAATACGATCACCTTCATACTGAATGGTGCTGGTGGCGGCGGCGGTGGCTCTCAAGGTAATGATGGGCAAACGGCGACTGCTGGCGGGGCCGGTGGTGACACCACTGTTGTGTTTAGCGGGGGCTCTTTAAGCGCTGGCGGCGGTCGCGGCGGTGGGGTTGGTTTTTATCGCGGCAATAACGGCGCTGGCGGCGCTGGCGGCGTTGCTTCTGGCGGCTCTACAAATACAAACGGCAATCCGGGTACGACAGGTTTCAATAATGCCAATGGCGGGTCATCTCCAAATGGTGGAGCGGGTGGCACAGGCGCAAATCGTGCCACAGCAAGTCCCGGAGGAGCGCCCGGTGGCGGCGGCGGTGCGCCTTATCTTTTCTCTGGCGGCAGCTCTTCCTTCACCCAGTCGGGCGGCGGTGGCGGCGGCGGCGCGTATGTCTTTGGGAGCTATTCTGCCAGTAGCGGGCCTACTCCCGGATCAACAATTACATTGGCTGTAGGCGCTGCTGGCGCTGCGGGCACGCAATCTAACCCTGCAAACTTTGGAACTCCTGCTGCTGGTGGGGCAGGGCGCATCATTGTGTCGTGGTCTTAATTTATTGCCTTTCAGATTTCCGTTTAAATTTTCTGTACGCTGCTACTGGGATGTAACAAAGCTGCGCGTGTTTCTCGCAATATGATCCGCGCGTTTTAACTTCACCGCAGAACCTAAAGATGACTGAATTGTCTGGGCTGACAACGTATCGACACGAATAGAAATCCAACTGCTCTATTGGAATTCCGCTCAATCGTGTTTTCTTGCGTCTAGCTTGAAAATGATCGTCAAGATTCACGGCTGGCCCCTATGGTGAATCATGTGCTGTCTGACATTAAAAGGGCATGCACAGGATTTAAACCCATGCATGCCAACGCGCCGTACTCTTTGACGGGCTCCTTTAGGAGCTTGTTGTCTCTGTATCTTGGGCGCTCTCTGCAGGCCTTCTGGGGGCAAATTTAGCCGCCAGAATTGCAATGTCCTGATCGATCTGGTCGATTGGCTGGGTGGTCTTTACGCTCGTCAGAGCCAGCTCGCCGGCAATCGCCAGATAGTTGATGCCATCCAGATATGTGTCTGGATTGTAGATGTCTTGGCTCATGCGGGCCATTTTCACGGCATGCATAACCAATGCTACCTCAATCGGCGTGACTGTCCTGCCGATGATCAGGCTGGCAATCGATGCCGTCTTGTTCATGCAGGCTTGCATTTCGCCGTATTGCTTGCCGCGCTCTCCATAGATGCGGACAGACTCTTTCATCAGATCAGAATAAAACATGGTCATCTCCTTATTCGAAGTACTCTTTGACTTTTCCGATAAATGGCACGGCAATGATGATATCGCCGCGATCTTCAGTCCACTTTGTGTTGTCAAACTTTTTGCGGATGAAGAATTCTCTTCCAAGGATGAAGTCGGTCTTTGACATGAGATCGATCAGCTCACTTGAGCTACCGACATCCACCTTTGCGTAGATTTGCTGGATGTTTGCGCCGGCCTCTGCCGGGGTTCGCAAACCGCTTGCTAGATTTAGAGTGAAGATAAAATTCACGAGTCTCTCCTTACAACTGAACCGTCCATTTTACGTTTCCACTTTGAGTTTTTCCCGCCCGGTAATGGTGAGCGAGACTTCTTGGCTCCGATGTGCCGCTGGTGAATTCTCTTCACTTTAGCGATCAAGGGAGCATCAACAGTAGCAGTGTGATGCCGATGACAACGCCTATGAGCAACAAGCCAGTTATCAGCACTATCAGGTCCGCCAGCTTCCAAAGGAATTTCGTGTGATACATCCCAATCTTCTCCCGGCACTACCTTCATGCTGCACAAATGGCACACGCCCTTGTGCCTCATAAATATGTCAGCGCGCATTTTCGCGGTGATGCGAACTCTTTTCATTGGCGAGTTTCGTTCCAATTGCAGAAACCGGCTTCGTCGCAGGCTTTGATTGATGCTTCCATTGAAGATTTCAATTGCTCGACGGTTTGTAAAACTTGATCTAAACTTGGTCCTGCTGTCACCATGACCTCGACTAATGATGACATTAAAGCCATGACCACAACACCTGTGTTTTCTGCTTCTAATTCCTTTAAGATGTTGTCTTTAAGTTTTATGACGCTTTCTGGAACCAATTCAAAACGATCATGATCGATCATAGTTTCATCTCCGCTCTTTTTGTCGCTTCATGCGACTGCCATTCGTTAAATTGCATGCGTATATATTCAAGTTGAACTTTTAAGAGTGCTGCTTTTTCGCGGGCTTGCACCATGCGTGTCACGAAGTCTAACCATTCATCAGACGATTTAACATTCAGCTCTGCTCGATTGACTGCAACGTCGCCTTGCACGGCCATCATCTTTGCCAGCACTGCGCTCTTGGTTTCCTCTAGCAGGCTTGCTGCAGAGTCTGCCTCGACCCATTTCTTTGCAATCAATCGGAACTGTTCACTCAGTGGCCTGTCTTCCATCTGCATCTCCATACAGAACTGTTGCGGTCTTCATATCTATGAAGGCGTTTTGACGAATGGCGGTCCCGCCATTGATCGTTGCTTGCGTTTTAGTTTCCTGAATTCTGATCGGTGCAGTCCATCCATCTGTCGGATGCCATATGGTTTTGAACATTAAGATGTCTGCTTCCGGCAAATATAGAAAACCTACGAACTTGGTACAGAGAGCCTGCGCTATCGCTACGCCATCTTTGATCTTCTGATTGGTGACAAGCCACTCGCCTTTGTGGTCTCCCATGAATTCAACGACCGTGAGACTAGGTCGAGATTTCTGTTCAACCACTCCAACAATCTGGCCGGCCTTCACAAGGATTGCATCGACAGCGCAGGGTTTGTCCTTGTCCGTTGAGACATAGGATATCTGAGGGTAGTGGGAGGACCAGATGTCCACCGCCCGGTCCTCCCACTTCCTCGACTCCTGCCCCCTAGGAGTGAGGATATCCATTCCTAAAACGGAATATCGTCATCGATGGCATCAGAGATTTTCTTCTGAGCTGCCGGCGGATCGTTTCGCTTGTAACCGCTGCCATCGCGTTCAGTTGGCTCCTTGATCACGATGCGCACTTTCCCTTCCTTGTTGGGGATGGGATATGCGTTCAGGTCGAGCATGAAGCCGTTGTTGTTCTTATTCGGCCACATCGTGCCGATCTTGGTGAAGAAGGTTTTCTCTTCTCCGTCTCGCGTGACGTAGCTGCTGACAGCGAGTGCGTCATATCTGTTCGTCATTTATAGTCTCCTGAGTTGCGAGTGCTTTTCCGCGTTTAGAAAAATTGGCGAATAGCGTTTCGTAATTGTCATCGCCGGGAATAAGTCCGACAGACTCGCGAAACTTTGCTGTCTCGCGCCACCACTTTCGCAATGCTGTTGTTGTCTTCATGTTTTGGATATCAGCGAGCAGCGCATCCATATCGGTAGGCTGAAGCTTTTCGCGCGGCACTACAGGCTGATCGACAACCTGACGCTGTTCCTTATCGTAAAGCGCCAGACCGAATGGATTGCCAAAGGTCATCAGCGCGCGTTTCATTGCGTCTGTTTCTGCTTCCTTGATTGCACTTTCATGCGCAAGGCCCAGATCAACATCAATGCCGTGTCCAGCACCCACACCGTCGCGTACAACGTCACCAACACTGATGCGCACACGAGCAATGTAAGAGACGCTAAAACCGTCGCGGCCAGACTGCCCAATCTTTCGCGGGCGCTCCGATACCAACTTGGTCTCAAAGGTGTCACGGTTCCATCCGTCGAAACCGAATATGCGGTTGGCTTCAGCGATGGCATGCCAGCCTTCAATATACGAGAGGCTGCGTCCCGATTGATTTCTCTCTTTGACATTGTTTCGATCCAATGGAGCCGAAAGCATATTTTTCTGTATGTCGGTGAACATCATCCAATCCTCACTGTTACATCACCGTTATCGAGTACCGCTCCCGGTACTGTCTCGCCGGCGTTCAGGGCTTCCTTCAGCAGGGTCTTTGACAGCTCTCGCTTGGTCCTGAAGAAACCGTCAGGGATTTGATCTTCATCCAAGACCTGAACGGCTCTGCCTGTCTTTGCCACGCTGATAGTGGCTTCTGGCAGTTCAAGCTTGCGGAGCTCTGCCCGTTGCATGATCGACAGGATCACTGCTCTCAAAGCCTGTTGGCGATCCTTGTAGCGGGTGCGCCGCTCTGCGATCTTGTCGATGCGGGATTTGATCGCCTCGACAATCTCTGCAGCTTCTCGCTCCTTATCAACAAGTTTGGTCATGATGTCATGCAGATTGGTGCTGCCTTCGAGCATGTCTGCCCGTAGGTCTTCATCTTCTGCAAGTTCTGGGTTCTGGTCGAAGAGCAGACTGATCTGCATTTTCAATGCGTCGATATCTAGTTTCATGGTTCCCTCATCATCCGATGACATCGACGGTGGTAAGTGATTTGTTGACGCCCGTCAACGCCCCCCTTGACTGCATCCACAGGTAGCCTTATCGAGATTCCATGAGCAAGAAACTTCGCGACCCGATCCTCTTCGACGTTTTCAAGGCCTTTGGTGGAGCAGCCAAGCTTGCGCACCAACTCAATGTGACGCGCCAAAGCGTGTCGCAGTGGAACCAAGTGCCGTTGAAACATGTGCGCATGATTGCGCGTATCACAGGCCTCACGCCTGCTGAACTGAGGCCGGATATCTATGGCGATCTATAAATCCGATCTGCCATCACCTGAGATAGTTCTCGATCTTTTCCGGCGTGGAAGAAACACGCAAGAGATTGCGTTTATGTGCGCCGCCCGCGAAGGGGAGATATATAATCTTCTGCACGTTGCGCGCGAGAACGAAAGAAAAGCAAATGATCAAAATAATCCTGCCGCTGCCGCAGATCAAAGGAAGTTTCAAACTGACATTGCATGCGGTCCCACCGGATCGCAGGCATCGTGATCTCGACAATCTTTTCAAAGCGGCGCTCGACGTTTGTGTCGAAGCAAAGGTTGTCGAAGATGACCGGCACTGCCGGTGGATAGAGGCCAGATGGGTTGATGCAGGACCAGCCTGCACAATCATCATTGAAGAAATTGGAGAGAACAATGACAGAGGTGGGGAATAATACTGCAAAAGACCTTCAAAGCTTGATCGAACGAATTGAAAACATGGAAGCCGATAAGAAGGCGATCAGCGAAGACATCAAAGACGTTTATTCGGAAGCGAAGGGTCGCGGCTATGATACGGCTGCGATCAAAGAGATCGTAAAGATGCGCCGCGAGGATGCTGAAAAGCGTCGGACTCGCGAGGCTATTGTGGACACCTACCTTGCCGCTTTGGGCCAGCTTGCCGACACCCCCTTGGGCCGGGCAGCCATCGCCAGAGGGGCATAAAAAGTTATCCACATGACGGCTTGACATGTAAATCAAGACCCTTACAATGGCCTTCATCACTCAACTGGTGGAGGCCAGAATGTCTGTTAAATACGAAGTTCTCACAAACCGCATCGTCGCCGCTCTGGAACAGGGCGTCCGCCCTTGGACCAAGGAATGGAAAGGCAACGGCGCTCTCACCCGCCAGCTCCGCTCGACCGGCGAGGCCTATCGCGGCGTCAATGCCCTCAATCTTTGGGTGGCTGCTCAGGAACGTGGTTTCCGCTCCCCTTACTGGCTGACGTACAAGGCCGCGCAGGCTCTGGGCGCTCAAGTCATCAAGGGCGCGAAGTCCGAGTCCGTTTTCTACACCTCGACGTTCAACAAGGTCGAAGATAACGGCGACGAGCGCGCTGTCCCTTTCCTGAAGGCCAGCGCGGTTTTCAACGCTGACGAGATCGAGGGCCTCCCGGCGCACTTCTACCCGTCCAATCAGCCGGTAGTGACTGTGCCCCACCTGACCCGGCACGAGGCCTCTGAGGCCTTCCTGCAGGCTTCTGGCGCTGACATCCGCCACGGCGGCGACCGGGCCTTCTACGCCGGCAAAGCCGACTTTATTCAGCTCCCCGATTTCGAGGCCTTCTTCACATCGGACAGCTACTATTCCACGGCTTTCCACGAGCTCGCTCACTGGACCGGCGCGGTCAGCCGTCTCGACCGGACCAAGGGCAAGATTTTCGGTGATTCTGCCTATGCCTTTGAAGAGCTGGTCGCTGAACTGGCTGCCGCCTACCTCTGCGCCGATCTGGGGATTTCTGCGGAGCCCCGCGAGGATCACGCAGCGTATATCAACTGCTGGATCAAGGCCCTGAAGAGCGACAGCCGGGCGATCTTCAAAGCGGCTGCGCTGGCTGAAAAGGCGGTGGAATTCCTCCACAAGCGGGGGAATGTGGAGCAAATCGCGGAAGCGGCATAACACCCCACATTATTAATGGGGGGAGATTTGTGGAAAACCCAAAAGAGTCCCCATTCAGGGGCGGACATGACAGCTTGACATGCCGCCCCGACTCGTTCTATGGTCTGGTCATGGGGTTGGATTACCCCGCAACAAGGAGGTTCTTATGTTTGACGCTCTCGACCTTTCCGACCTGACAGCGGTCGCAAATGCCTACATCGCTCTGGACGAGCAGGCTAAGGCCATCAAAACGCAGCAGGACATCCTGCGTGACGCCATCATCGCTGCCGGCTGCGACCGCATCGCCGGCGATCTCAAGGACGTTTCTGTGCATCTGTCGCAGCGCAAGGTGATCGATGAAGACAAGCTTCAGCGCGTCTTCGCGATCACTGCAGAACAGCTCAAGGCGTTCAATGCCTGCAAAAAAGACGGCGACGATTTCCGTGTCGTTAAGATCGTGGACAAAAAGTGAGGGGCTCTGCCTCTCACCCTTTCTTCTCAGGAGTCTGTCATGAGCCGCACTGATTATCTGGATTATCACTTCGAAGAGGTCGAACTTTCCAACGGCCATATTGCCAGCGGATACGCTGAAGTTGAGTATGAAATTTCGTGCGACGAACTGGAATTTAACGTGACTTGCATCAACGTCACTTTGAACGACGGCGATGACAATCTGACCCATTTGGTCATCACCAAGGGCGGCATGTTCTTTGACGAGATCGTTAAGGATCGCAGTGATTACATTGGCGAGGAATGCTGGGACGCTTTCAAGGGGAGCTTTTGATATGACAAATCTGCAGAATGTGAAATTGTTAGCAGCCGCATTCGGAGCCGGCCTTGCTGCGCCGCGTGTCGATCATAAACGTGCAGAGATGGAGGATGCTCTGCGCGCTGCGATTGATTACATCAGCCGCGACAGCGACATGGTGCATACTGTTGACGGCGACGTTCCAAATGAGGCTTTGAACTTGGTGAGCTGGTTTGAGGCAATCCTCGACCGCGCGTAATTGATGAAGGAGGGGGTCATGAAGATCATAGCATTTTACAATCCACCGATGCTGACAACCGACAAGTTTGATTGGTATGCGCTGGACGAAACAGAGATTGGTTCAGGCAGCCGGCAGACACTTGGACACGGGCGGACTCGCGAAGAAGCGATCATCCATTTGCTTTCGCAAATATGCGAGCTGCCTGACGAGCCGCGCTTTGAATTGTGCAGCGACGTTAATCCAAAACTGTGGGCGATTTACTGCGCTCTCAAGAACAGGCCAAACAGCACATCATTTGTTTCGACGGAAGCAGATGTTGTGCAAGCGATTGATGGGATGTTCAGCAATGAAGAAGCATAAACTGAAACCGGCTTCATTACCGCAACCAAAGGTCGAGGATTTAATCCGGGCTCTGTGGAGGTTGAATGTATTAAACGCAGAGGCTGCGGCAATTGTTGGCGTCAGCGAGCGCACGATCTATCGATACCTGTCTGGCGATACGCCGATCCCATATGCGGTCCTGCGAACGCTTGAGCTCACTTTTGAGTTGCGCAAGAAGCGGGTCGCGGCGTAGGATAGAAAGATTGAGGCCCGACAGGTTACCGAGCTGCCGGGCCTCAGAAACCAACTTCGCGAGAGCGCCGCGCGTTGGAACTAGACCGTGTTCTATCACGGTGTGGCTCCTCGTGCAAATGTATCGCATGACAAGGAGTCACTATGTCGTTCCAAGCTATGGCGTGGGCAACAAGCCTTAAGTTGCCAACCAGAGACAAGTTCGTCCTGATCATGATGTCCAACTATGCGGATGAGTTGGGCAAATGTTGGCCGTCGATGAACCGTCTCTGTGACGATACGGGCATGGGCAAAGATTCGATCATCCGTGCCATCAAGGCTCTAGAGGAAATCGGACTTTTGAAGGTTGAGCGACGCATGGTTGAAGGCGTCAATTTGCCAAACATTTATCATTTGCAGATGCAGGGGGTAGTCGCTCAGAGCGACCAAGGGGTAGTCGCTCAGAGCGAGGAGGGTAGTCGCTCAGAGCGAGTCAAACCTATCATAGAACCTATCAAAGATTCTATTTTGGCTTTTGACGAATTCTGGAAACGATATCCACGCAAGACAGCGAAAGAGGGAGCGCGCAAAGCTTGGGTGGCTGCGACCAAGCGGGCATCCGTTGACGAGATCATGACCGGGCTCTCCCGGTACACGTTCTCTGCAGATGCTCAATTCATCCCGCACCCGGCGACGTGGCTCAACCAGCATCGGTGGGCTGATGAGACAGCGTCGAGCAGTATAGACGAGCCGCGCAAAGAACTGACACACGAAGAGCAACTTGAACGATCCAGAAGATTCTGGGCGACATACGAGGGGAACCAGCAATGACTAGCGCAGAATTTTATCAAAAGGTCCGGGCGTTTATGAAAAACAATGTCGATCTGGTTTTCGTGATCGAGGGGATCAATTCGGAAGGTTCTGGCCGGCAGGCTCAGGCGAAGGAAAGGTGGCTGCACTATCTCGATCAGAACGGGCTGACCCGGACGGCTCAAGTCTGGCGTTACATCTGGTCCTAGAGCAAAGCAGTCACTGTCCCGGCGGAAA